CTGTGTATTTAAACTTAGCAACCGTTCAACCGCTTCAGCCGATCCGTACAACTGTATAGCTAAGTCAATAATGGTCTGATTTTCTACAGTTTTAATTTTCATCGCACATTATTTCATAAAATGAGGAACTACCGGGTAAACATCATAGTAAGCATCTACCTCCAGTTGCCCGGAGCTGTTTTTCTTCACACTGTTCACCGTCATACCGTCCTGTATAAACTTACGGCGCACAGTCCGAAGCATGGCTTCAGGAGCTTCGTCGTTTATAAAATCGACAATACCCACCCCAGATGTTGGTGAATGCTTCATTTCACCCATTCCGGTTAAGATCAGATCGCGCTGGTGAGCTACCGTACTTTCAACGTAGTGCAAATCGCCACCCGATAGATCAATGTCTCCGTCGTATGTTTGCCGAATATCTTTCATTGTATAGTAGCTGTTACAGGAACCGTTTGTGTTTGTGTTGTCGGACTTCCAACCGTTATAACCCCGTTAACAGTTATTGTTTGGCTCTTTATGTAAGTATCAATCTCATCGGCCAGAATTTCAGCCATCTTTGCGGGCACATCTTCACCTTGAAGGTCAATGCCTTTAATTCTACTTTCCAGATTTGATTTTAATGATGCCTTATTTAATGCCATATCAGTGTTTGATTAATTCGTCTTTAATATCATCAACCTTCGTTTCAATAATGCTCTTCCCTGCCCAAGTGGCCGATGCGAGTTTCAACGCCGCACCGCCATCCATAGCCACCGGTGTCCAGCTTGTTTTAAAAACTGTCTTCAGATCATTAATATCTTTTTCTATCGTATTGAGCCGTTCAATCAATTTATTAATGTCGGTGGCAAATGAATTTTTATCGTTTCCATTAAAAACGATCACTCCGTTTTCACCATCGATCAATAAAGAGCGATCTCCGGAAATCAGTTCAACTTTTTGCTCTGTGATCAGAAGTGAAGTTGTTTCATCCGGACTAACAAAGATCACTTTATCAATCTCCGAAAACATGGCGACGTACAACTCATTACTATTGCCAATCCGGCCAACAAACACCAGACTGTCAACCTTTGGAATAAAGCAAAATCCTTGTTTCTCGGGATCAATAACCGAACGAAGGCGGACATCGATGTATTTAATATCAGCATTAACTTCAACCGTGCAGACAAACTCATCTTCGTTAACCTCTTTCACAATTGCCAGGAAAACCTGTTCGTTTCCAACGGTCATCTCCCGCAATTTTCGCCGTATTTCTTCAGCCCTTGTTCCCATCAATCCTTTATCAAACCTTAATTCCTAATTCTACAATACGCCTTGCTCCTGAAGTACCAAATTTCACCTCAGTACTCTCAACGAAGTATTCGCCGCCCCGAGCCGAATAAGTTGGGTCGGAAACTACGGCCACCATACCGGGTTCAGCGAACGGAACCAGAAAGGTTTCGATCTTGCCCCGATACCCGTCGAAACTGTAACGCTTTAGTTCCTGTTCGGCTAATGCTTTCAGTTGAGCCACATCTTTTACATCGTAAAACCAAAGGGTTTTTATTTCACCTCCTTCAGCTCCAATAGAAGCTTCCAGTTTTGAACCATTACGGTCATAACTCTTGGCTTCAACCTTTAGCTTATAATCATCTGCCTTGTAAAACTTCAAATCATCATCTTTGATCACATTGCCCCGGAGTTCGTATTTAACTTGGTCGCCTTTTACCTGATAAGCTTTTCCGGCATATAACCGGCCTTCGAGGTCGAAATATACAGTAAGGCCATAATCACTTTTCAGTTTCTCAAGTACCCATGCTCCGGTTTTGTTGTCAACAACCGTATTCTTTAATGTCATGTCGATGGTTCCGGGGTGAACCGTTGCTCCTGATCCTGCCAAAACATCGTTTAAAAGTTGTTTAATCGTTGTTTGGGCATAACTTTTCTTCAGGGTAATTGTCCGAAGTTTCCAATACCAATCCTCGCATTCAATTTCGAGGGGAACGGTATAGTTTAACCTTTTTACAAAGCCTTTAAATTCAGTATTCATGTTACCGTCATAACCCAACTGGATAGTAACAGCATCACCAACATTAATCGCGCGAGCGGTTTCGATGTATGTTTTTTCGGCACCCGTTTGTTTTAGTACAGCTGTAACCGGTACTTTAATCACAGCAGTAGCGTTAGCGGTTTGTGTACTTCGCTTAATCACTATATCCGCAGCCGTTTTAAAGCTGGCCGATCCAATTGTAATATGGCATCCGAGTATAAACATTACTTAATCTCCAGTTCAAATTCCTTATCGCTCAATAGTGTCATTGTTATTACCTGTAAATCTTCATTTCCTTCCATTGCCGGAAACTCGATGGCTTTTATAACTACGCTCTCGCCCTCCTGAAGAAAATAATCAGTAATTGCGCAGCTCATTTTAATATTTTCATTAATCTCCCAAAGTGTCACCGTGTCCAACACCTCATATTCCGGGTAGTCATCGCCCGAAAGCACAAGCACCAGTTTAATTTCGTAATCATCAATGCTGATTAATTCTTTAACCGCGCCTTTCCGGCCAACTAATGGGGTTTCTACAATGGTCTTTTTTGCACTGACCGAAACCACCGCATCATCAAAATCCCACTTTGTACCTTTGTGTTCAAAACTTACTGGCATGAAATACCACACGCCATTTTTGAACTTTCTGAGTGTGGCTCCACTAATGCTCTGGGTTGGCCTGTCAAATTCAGTAGCTTTATCAAAAGCCTTAGCATCATGTTTGCTTTTTCGTTTAAATAGCTCCGAAGGAATAAAGGGCAACGCCTCATATCCTTTTTCGGTAGCGTAAACCGATCCGGCCTTATGTAATATGTCGAATGCTATCTTATTCATACGTTCAGGATTTCGACCAATGCCTTTTCAACTTCATTTCGCACCTGATCAGCGGCCAACCGTGGACTCTCAACACCCGAAACATAGATTTCAATTTTGTCGGTGAAGCGGTCAAAGTGCACCGTTTTGCCTTGGTTATTCGTTGTATAGTTTTTGCTATTATCCGTGGTTGGTGAGCTCAAAGAACCATCCGATGTAAGTAAATTATTTTCGGCTGTATTCATCGGCATAAGCTCACTTGCTGAACTTGCGGATGCACTAACGGCCATCATTACGGGCAATGCTGTAATGGCTGCTATTTTGCGCAAACTTCCGGCAATTTCTTCAACACGGGTGGCCATATTAATTACCGGCTTTTCAGTCGGGTTGATTGCTTTATCCGTCTTGATTGCTGAGCCATCGGAACCAAATTTAGAGGCAATAACACTATAAGCATTTGTCTGATTATAGTTTTGAGGTATGCCCAACACATTGGTTTTATCCTTACTGCCTTTAGTTTTCTTTTTGCTCTGATTTAATTTTGCGATCAAAGCATCAATTTCAGGAGAAGACATGGATGTAGGCATTTCTGGCGTTGAAGGAACACCTGGTTCTGGCTTGCTTGCTTCTGGGGTTTTAATCCACTTACCTGTTTTTTCGTCCTTCACATAGCCCGATTCAGTTTTATCTTTTGCAAAACCGTCAATGCCTTTTTGGTAACCTGATTTGAATTTATCACCCAATTGCTTTCCGCTTTCTACGGCATTTTTTATTGCATTGGCTGGAGTAATATTCATCAATGCGTCTTTTTCGTCTTGAATCGCACCTTTAAAATCGCCTTTGAAAAGTTTGCTAATTGCTGATGCAATTCCTCCCAAGCCTTTCAAGATGCCTGTAATTCGGTCAATCACGTAATCTTTAAGAATACCACCAAAGCCTTTTATAACTTCCCATATCCCCATGATTGCACCCCTGAATCCTTCAAACTTTTGCCATGCTGCATAAACAGCGGCGGCAACGCCAATTAACAAAGCAATAAAAATACCGATAGGGTTGGCCATTATTGCAGTATTGAAAGCCCATTGTGCTGCGGTGGCAACCCATGTGACAGCCGTCCATATACCACTTGCAGTGGCAGCTAAACCATATCCAATCGCACTTGCATTCAGTACAAGCGCATTAAGTGCCAATGCTATTGATAAGACACCAATAATGGCAGTTAATCCCCAGATTAATGGGTTTCCGTCCTTAAGTAGCCCAGTCCACCAGCTCCACGCATCACCAACAGTATTAACTACCCAGGCAATGCCTTCAAACAATCCACCTAAAACCCAAAGAATTGGGTTAAGTAGTACCGATATTACTTTGTACAACGAAAATCCTATTCCGGTAATATTTGCCCATATCTCTTTGATTTTATTGGCCGGAGTGTTTGCCTGATCCAAAGCCGCTTGCATTTCTCCCGTAGAGTTGGCGGTGGCTTTCATAGCCTCCTGCAACTTGCCGGTTTCATCAGTCAAAACGGAAAACGCTTGTTTTGCCTGAGCATCTTTCAACCCAATGGCCTCTAAGAAATCAGATTTCTGCTGATCATTCATCGATGCAGTAAGACCGCTTAATTCGGTCATGATATCAACCAGACTACGCATCTTTCCGGTACTATCAAATACGTCAACACCGGCCTTTTTCAATCCGCCGGTTATTTCACTTTTCCCCAAAGCGGTAAATGCGTTTTGTAACAACATGGTAGATGTAGCCGCATCATTGCCTTTTCCGGTCATATAGGCAAAAGCTCCGGAAACTTCTTTCCAGGTTACGCCCACATTTTTACCGGAAGCAATCAATCCAGGAATATTATTGGCAAAATCAACAAATTCACCGGCACCAACACGTTTAGCGGCAAACAGTGTATCCATCACCTCGGCGGCGGTGGCTTTGCCTGCGCCAATAGATGAGAGCGATTGAGCGGCTGCGCCTGAAACAATATCAATGTCGGTAAATCCGGCTTTTGCCCCTTTTAACGAAGTTTTAAGGATGTCGGTCGACAATGCAACGTCGTTGGTTTGTGAGAGTATTTTTTCGTAAGCCGTTGGCACTTTATCCAAATCAGCCCCGGCATCAACACCCAACTTTTTAATGGTCGATCCCAGCTTGTCAAGTTCCTCCTCTGTAAGTTGAGCCGTGGTATTAATTTTAGCCATCCCGGTCTCCCAGCTTACGCCTAATTTTCCCACAGCAGCCACACCGGCACCTGCCATAACCAAAGGGTTAGTCAGAAGTCCCGCGCCGGGTATCTGGCTAAAAGCATCTTTAAGGTAGGTCTTAAATTTTCCACCGGTAGTGCTTTCGAGCCGTGCAACATTGCTCGTAAGTGATTTGATTTCGCGATTGTACTGCCTGATCTGATCAATGTTCGTAGGATCAATCATATCGCGTTCCGCCTGAAGGATATCAATTCGTTGTTTGAGGTTACCAATGGAATTTCCAAAATCAGCAGTTGTGCGTTTAAGTGCATCCGTTTTCTCCTGAAGCTGCACAAATTTCTGCACAGTCTCATAAGAAGTTCCGGTAAGCTTTTGAAGCGTACCGGAAGCCCTATCCTGCATTTGAATTATATATTCGTAAACTCCAGGCATTTGTTTATTTTGGATTCAGATATTTAATTAGCCACTCAACATCTTTGGCCATCATCGCCCATTGGTGATCCGATAGTTTGTCTGGATCGGTGTGCAAGTAGTGCCTGATAAGAGTGTTTGTTTGTCTCAGGTAGTCATTGCCCACATCGGCGGTGGCCTCGATTAGTTTTTTAAGCTGGCCGTTTTTATTTTGATCAGGTTGCCCAATATGGCGTTGGCAGCCAGGAACAAGCCGTCATCAGTTTTAATGCGCTCGTCGCCTCCAAGCCAGCAGTTTTCGAGAATTAACTCACCAAAACGGATCGGGTCTTTACCTCCCACGGCGGTAGCCATCGAAATAACTTTCCGGTTCGGGGTTTTCAGATAGGCTTTAACCGTGGTAACAGTTATTTCACGCATATCTTCTACCAACTCCGCTGCATGATCCTCGGCATCCTGTTTTTCTTCGAAGGTCTCGCCGTCAGCAGTTTTGTATTCCGTTTCAATTTCAAGCGTGTGTACTTTGCCGTACAGTTTTTCCCAACCGGCAATATCTTCAGTGGTTGGATTGGTAATATTTTCTTTTTTCATTTTGAATTGATTTGAATGATTGATAAATGGTGGTTAAATGCTGATTAAATGACCGGGATTGGAGGGGCATGAATTTCATGCCCCTATCATTCCCGTCATCTATCAAACCAATTAAACCTAAATAAAAATGAACTATCTTTTATGCCGGAACAATGTCCAGGCAAATGAACGGAAGGGTATATTCACCGTTCTGGTCGCCTTGCTTCATTGATTCCTCACTTTCAGTAAATTCACAAATCTTGCAAATGTCAGTTTTCATCACGCCTTCTGGAGTGACGTAAGAGAATACGATGTCGAAACCACGCATATCAAGAATGTCACCGTTCGGAGCTGCATCTTTTAATGCTTCCAATTCGCTTTTAAGGATGGTAATTTCACCTTCATACTTTTTGTTTCCACGCTTAAAGCCAACAGGCCTGTTACCACGTGCATAGCGTAGCTCCTTGGTCTGGCTCTTTTTATATTTGATAGCCAAAAGCCCGGCTATATTTTTGCCCAGGAGAATAACGTTAACGTCGCTCCATGCAAATTCTTCGCTGTTAAATACTGCTGACATATTATGCGCTCAATGCGGGGTTAGTGAACCCCAGGTTAACTTGAATAATTTTTGCGTAGCCAACAGGCACAATGGAAAGGTTAACTACCAACTTTCCGGTACTAAGGATATTTTGGGCAGGATCGATAAACGCGCTCATGCTGCTGATTTCGCCATTACCGGTCATCGTGTTATTGATGGCATTGGTAATCTTACCTTCATAGTATTTCACTACGCCCGGATCAAGTTTGCCATCACTGTCTACAGCAATTTCATCCATAATTTCAGTGACGTAAGTGTCAAAAGCCACCAACATCGCTTTGTCGATTACCCTTCGGTTCACAATCGTACTGAAATCATCATCGGCACTGGAACAAGTATTATCAACTCCCCAATACAAGCCTGAGCGTTGCGGATAAGGAGTCATCACAATCCAGCCTTTAGAGTCCAGGGCATCGGCCACACCACGGGTCACTTTTGTGCCGTCGCTGAAATAACCGGCTGTAATTGGAATTGCCCCTGTTTTCACCCTTCCCGGCTTACGCATCACAGGATCAGCGGCCAACCGGCCTAACAACAGGCCAACACCAGCCGACTTATCGGTTTTATCGCCGCAAATCACACCGGCAACGCGATTAAAGCCCAGACCTTTCAAGTCTTCAATTTCAGCGGTGTCACCTTGAAAATTGCGCCCTTCAACAATACCAATAAACGGCTCCATATCGCCTGCTTTATCAATGGCCAGAGCTTCGAGGTTTGTAAGAGCCGCAATCACGTCATCATCAATCCCAGCTACGAATGTGGGTACATACAGGGCATCTGGAACCCGACAAATACCTACCAGGCGAATTGTTCCAACACCCGCCGCAATCAAAGATTTGGCATAGGCATTAACGCTGGCAGCGTCACAAATGTCTTCCATTGTTTCGGTTTTGGCCACAACCATCACCCATAATTCAGCACCGTCGCCAGCTACTGAGTAGAAATCGGCAACCTGTTTGTAAGCATTGGTAGTGTTTGCAGTGTCATACTCAGCATTCAACCCGGCATCTTTTACCTCGTCGATACTGAAAAACTGTTTGGCAACGCCTAAAGCCCAATTGGCTGATGGGGCTGCGGTGCCGCTCACGATCATTCCGGCAATGCCGTCATTCAGCGCGGTAACACTTCCTAAGCCGCCATTTTTAATGTTAATTATTACTTCTGGTAAACTCATGTTATTTGAATTTTAGAATAATCAAAATGATTAATATCAAAATTGCCCCTGTTCCAATTCCTGCAAGCCACATCAGCCATGCAGGCTTCTTGACAATTACCTTTTCATCCGTATTGGTAACTTTTATTTTTTCATGCCGCTCTTTCCACTTCAAATAAATGGAAAGGCTATCAACATGAGCCTTTACAATCCAAATGCCTGAATCAAAGGTTGCGGACTGGGTAACTTTGTTCCCTGAAGCAGTCTCAATATCAGTCATTATTACATGGTTCAGCGAGTCGCATACGAACCAGGCTTTTAAGACCGATGAATCTGCCGGAAGAAATACAATACTATCCTTGAGAACTTCGGTTACAACCCTTACGGTGTCTGATTGAGCCAACCGTGGGCGCATGGATGCGCACCCGGTAAGGATCAGTAAAAGGGACAATATGAGTATGGAATTACGCACTCTTCTTTTTTTGTAGATTGGGGACAAGCCACGAAATCAGGCTATCAATCTTCCCAAATACAGTATCATCCTTCAACGTTGGCGTAAGTCTGACCAATATTTTAATGAATGCGAGCAATCCAAATAATAGCTCCGCCCAATTCGTCTTCAAAATATTCAGTACAGTTGCTGAGCCTGTCGAAGTATCACTAGGAGGCAAGGAATCATTAACAACAGTTCCGGGATCATCAGCCATTGAAGCGGTCGAGGCATCGTTTAACTGATCAGTAGTTGTATTCTGAGCATACAAAGGAACTCCGGCATTTTCAACCAATTGATCAGGCAAGGCAGCGACTTCCGGCATAGTAACTAAACTCTTGGGGATATCGCCCGCCTGACTGATTTCTACTACAGCTTTATGCTGTTCACTGGCCGCATAGGCCTTCGACTGTAAGGCGGTGGTTACCACAACCAACATCAGTCCGAGAATAAATTTCATTTTCAAACTTTTCATATCAATTTTAAATTAAGTGTTAAACACGATTCATCCATCCGTAAAAAAATACCTCCTGATTTTCTGAGTTTCGGCAGATATCGGCGTATCGTTCAAACTGCAACCCGTTCATTACTTTCAGGAGTGTTTTAACAGTTCTTTCCTGCGAACGTCCTGGGTAATTAGCCGTGAGCATATAGGCATCGTAAGCCCTCAACGTTTTATCGCCCAAGTCCCCATCATCCAGAATATTGCTGTATATCTTTTGATTGTTGTTGAGCAAATTCAAAGCTTGCTGAAAGTAGCGGGCTGCTGTTTTCAAACCTTGATTCACTGCCGTGTCGAAGATTTCTTCAGCAATTGCATATACCGGTATTTTATCGAGGTTTAAAGCCAGCCAAAATACCTGATAGTAAAACTGGTAAACACATTTTTTTAGATCGGAATCTCCTGACAGAACTTTTGAAAGCTGAGTTTTGTCCGTTTGTGCCTTGATCCGGTCGATAATCGTCCATCCTTCCCATTTCGGGAAATTGTTTCGGCTAATGCCTTTCCATGTTTCACCGCCACGGTCGTTCGGGTCGTTCGAATACAAACCCTCAAATCCTATCAACTTATCGAACGCGCACAAATAGAACTCTGTCATAGCTTATCTTTTGCATTTAGGCTTTTGCGTTTCTTCCGGAGCTTGCTCTTTAGGCTGTTCTACATCTTCAATTACTTTCTGAAGTTCGCCACCTTTAAGTTCAAATACGTCGCCGGTCTTAATGTCTTCAACTGTATCGCCTTCCCGCAATTCAATTTCTTCGGCTTCATCGGTTTCGCTTTCTTCCAATTCTTTCGTGTCAGTTGGTTTTTCTGAGTTCTCCTGAGTGTCGGATACTGAGTCTGTCGATGTATCAGCATCGTCAGGATCATCGCGGTGTTTTGTTTCGACGGTCAAGCCTTGATGCGTTGCATAAGCTTCAGCATCTTCCGGATCGATAAAAACAATAGTGCCTACAACAAATAAGGTATCAGTGGCTGGTCGCCTATCGAAATATTTTTGAATCTCTTTTTTAGTCATGATTACTTGGTAAGATTGATTATAAACTCAACCACTAAAGCGGCGGCACCGCCTATTATGGCAGCCCATATTTTCACTTTAGTTTCAATTACAGCTATCCTAACTTCGTGCGTTTCCTGCTTGCTCCCAATTTCTTTGAGTGAGCCGGTCAATTCCTCTACTTTGCGGTAGGTAACTATCAGAAGTTCCCGCTGGCTAAGTTTCTGCAAATCGATGTTGTCCTGTTCGCTCATGGTAGGTAAGAGTTAAAAAATCCCGGAGCTAATTGAATTTACCCCGGGATTTTGGGTATTTAGAAAATGCAAAAAATGGTTTCGTAATTGAGTTAGTATTCTGCCGTTCTGGAGTGGAGTACGTACTTGTTTTTGACGTAAATAAATCCCCACGTTCGGGTCTTATTGGCAGCTATGCTATCACGGGCGGCCTGTAAGCCGGTACTGAAGGTGACATATCGCTTAGTCGCATCTGCACTCACTTGAAAATAAATGATATTGCAAGGCAGTGAGCTCAAAGTATTGACCTGAAAAACTTTGTTTTCAGCAACCGGCACCACATAGGCACTGGCCGAATACTTTGGTGTAAAGATCAGGGTGTCGTTCGTAGGAGTAACCTCATACAAGGCTTTAGAGCCATAAGGAACCACACTGGTAAGTTTTTGAGCTTCGGCACCAAGTACCGAAGCAATCAAAACAACTAAAATTAAAACTATCCGTCTCATGAAAAAAAATCCTTAATGATGAATGATTTTGATTATTACACGCGACCGTCGTAAGCAATGCAATAGTCGCCCCATGCCACACAAGTGTCAGCTTTCATCTTCATTTTGAAGAAATACTTTTCACCTGCATTGGTGAGTTTGTCGATAAGGATCGCATCCTGGTCGTTTGCAAGGCCTACGCCCACCCACCAGTTTGATTCTGCATCCATGTTGGCAACGGTACAAATAATCAGGTTTTCAGGCCATGAAGCCAAGGTTACAAGCTTGATGCCTTTGTAGGCTTTTTTGCTGATTTCGCTTACATCAACACCCTTGGTTACGAGAGCCGTTAAAGCTTCATCGTATTTATCGAAATCCTCAATACTCATGAAGATTTTCAGGTCAGTGTGATTGCGGAGTACTTTTGGAACTTTGGCACGAACCAGTTTCAACTTATCAAAGATGTTATCTTTGGTAATTGCAACTGCATTGTCAATCTCCACTTTGTCCGGATCATTCAAAACGCGGTAGATAATACCGTTGAATAATTCCTGTTTTCCGTCGCCGTATACTCCATTTACAAAATGGTCGCCCAATTCAAACTTTACAGTTTTAGCCATCTCTGCTAACATGGCATTTTGGACAGTCACCGGCAATTCAAGGAATACAAGGTTTCCTTTTGGCTGGTATGGTCTCCACCATTTTGCAAAAATCTTTGGGTTGAACGTTGTGAAGGCCATGAATTCTTCAGGTTTCAAATAACGTTCGTCTGCGCTGAAAGTACCTTCAGCATCTTCATCAGTTGGTTGTTCTACAACTTTCTGTAAGACCTTACCAATGCGAATACGTGGGATTGCTGTTTTTTCGGAAATACCAACTTCCATGTGAACGTGACCACCTTCAACCAGTTCGTTGGTAGTTGATGCCCTCGTAAGTAATGCCTCTACAACTTCAGCGGTGTAGATGGTTTCAATAGTAACTGCCATAATAAATTATTTTTTAAGGTTTTCACGAATTTCTTCCATCCTGGTATCAAAAGCGCCAAGCTTAATTTCGCCACCGGGATTACCGGCTCCCAATTCTACTACACCGTGCTTGCCATCCAGAATGGTTTTGGTGCTTTCAAAATCGGCCTCAGCCAATTTCAGATAAGTGTCTTTTTCACTTGCTGTAATTTTCTTTGATGCAATGGCATCGTCAACCAGCTTAACACGGGTTGCAACTACGGATGCTGCTTCAGCATCTTTGTATGTTTTCAATTCACCCTCCAACCGCGTTTTATCAGCGGTTAAAGTGATCACTTGTCCATTCAGATCAGAAAGTTTAATGGCATCGGCTGCCGATCTCTGAACTGCCAACAAAATATCGGCTTCAGAAGCACCGTCCTGAAGTTTTAATACCTGAGCAATCTGTTCACGTAAATTCATATCTAAATTTTGAGAATTAATGTCCCTGAGTAGTGGTAACATGTGGTTGTTGTCGCGGTCGCTGAGATTGATTTCAGCACCGTATTCATCCTGAAGGCGCAACGCATTCCGGTTAGAACCGATATCGACCAGCGAGCATTCCATCAAAAGAGACTGTACAACGGTTGGGCGGGTCTGTCCTTTGATAAGCACGGAAGGATCATCGCTGGTGGTAACTGCACGGAGACCGGCGCTAACCATGTTGATGATGCCTTTTTCAACCTTTTTCATCAGCGAAACGGCAAACTCATCATCTTCGTCAAACTCCAAGTCGGCAATCAATTTTTTGCCGTCGCGGCGAAGGTTCACCCATTTCCCAATTGGCAGTGGTTCGCGGTTTTTATCCCATCCGTAAGAACGGGCATGTACCCACAGGGCAATTGGGTTCTTTTCAAACAAGGTGGTATCAATGCCATCGGTCAGCACCCTGAATCCGTAGCTGTTTAATGACTCATCTGAAAGTACGAATGTAAAAGTTTTAGCCATGCTGTTCGAGTTGTATTTTTATCGCTTTTGCGTTGTTTGAAAGCTCAAAATTCAATCGAAAAAACACGCATAACAAGCAAAGTTGCAACGCTTTCAAACAAAAATGCAACCCTAACAAATCCACTTCACAACCCGGTTTCTGTTCATGAAATTTGCTGTTTTAATACTGTTATTATGGCTAAAGAGCGTGAGCGGAAAACCGCACGTATCCTGTTTGTGGAGCAGAAGAAAACTGCTAAAGAAATATCGCAACTGCTGAATGTGAGTGAAAAAACACTCTCAGCATGGATCAATGCAGATGACGAACTTTGGAAAAAGGAACGCGATGCACGTAACACGTCGCCAACTCAGCGAATTTCCAATATCGAGAGCATTATTTCTGGTTTGGCAGAAGAACGCATCCAGTTAAGCCGCGAATTGTCAAAAGCTGAAAAGGATAAGAACCTGTCCGATGTAACGGAAATACGAAAGAACATCTCGAAGCTCGACGATGCAGTGAGTAAATGGAACAAAACGCTCCGCGACATTAACAAGGAAGCTAAAATTCCGCTGTCCACTTATCTGGAGGTAATGCAAAGCATTTTTGAAGCCTTGCAGCATTACAATCCAAAGCTTTTCATGCAAACACTCGACTTTCAGGAAAAGCACATCCATGACGTTTCCTTAAAACTTGGCATGTAATGCGGATAGTAGATAAACAAGCAAAGGAGCGGTATCTTGAACGGCTGAAGGTCATCAAAGAAGG